CACGTCTGTGTTGCCAAAGCCCGAATTCTTAGGCTATGACAACATCTCCTCGACCCGAATGCCTCGTCCTTATTATAACAACTGTTTACACCGTACGATGAAGGGGTTTAATTATCCCTTTTTCCTCTACGGTAACCAGTCTGGGACGACGGCCTGCCACCCAAGTACGCCTGATTATATCAAGTTTACTGGCGGAGAGCGGGTTAATCCTACTCTTTCGGACGCTACGACGGTACCTTACCTGGAGGACAACAAACCCAGGAATTTGCACTTGGTACCTAATGCTCAACGGAACGCATGGCATGCCATGCAACCCCGTTTTGAGGGTCAAATATCGATGATTAATGCTCTGTTTGAGCTCAAAGATTTTAGAGACATAATGGGTACATTTGCCCGTTTAGCCCCTTGGAACATACCAAATTTAATTAGTAAAGGTATGCGTAAAAGGAGGCGTCACTCTGACCCTACCAAACCGTTAGCGGCTGCGCACTTAACAAATGAATTAGCGCTTAAGCCGTTATTACGTGACATATCTGCGGTTATGCTGCAGATAAACCAGATAGTGGAGTATGCTCAGTCTGAATTTTTCACAGCTGGGCTAGACAGCCAAAAATCGCATTACACCGCGATCCTTGATGAAGTGGACGAAACATCCCACTTAACATATGGAGGCTGGTACGACACATATGGAGGTAAGTTCGATACAACTAAATTTACCGCCACTCTGGAGTACCAATATCAATATAAGTGCCGTGACTTAATTTCGGCTTTTATAAAGTATTGGGGTTTGGGCATCACCTATGAGGCGCTGTGGAACGCAGCCCCATGGACTTTTGTCGCTGATTACTTTCTCGGCATTAGTAGTAGCATTCACAACATGGAAAAAGATGGCAACGTTGATCTAAGATACTCGCAGTATTGCGAAAGCCTGTTGCGGACCAAGACACAAGGTGCGTACATAGGACGAGGATGGTATTCCTACATCCCTAGCAACGTGTATCTCAACGGATTAAGCACTCAAGGTCATTTATTATCGACCTGGAATGAGCGCATTGCCGTCGACGGATATCAATCCGAACATTACAGCAGACGAGTATGCTCCCCCAACAAAGGGGCAGCGCTTCCAATTATTAAAATGCCAAAATCTAAACAATGGCTTACAATGGGAGCTCTTTTGCGTACCTTCTTGTAGTACTGGAAAATGACTCTACCGGATAACCCGGCGTTCACCATCACGTTACGATGTTTATATATAAGGAACAAGTCCATGCCCATATTTACAGATCCTGTCACAGTTGTGACTGACCGCACGTTCAATTACATGCAGCAGACCTTAGATAAGAATTCTATCATTTATCTATGGGACGAGCTTACAGCACCAGTTGCAGATGGTTCGCAGCTGATGATTAAGCAATCGCGCAAACGGGATATAATCCGATTCCTTTTAAAAAGGACTTGCGCACAAACTCTTGATCCTGTACCCGTTTCGGGTTCTCTTACTGCGAAAGCAGATTGGAATCTTACTTACACAGGGGATAAGCGTATTACTTACGCACAGGCACAAGTTGAGCTAGATATTCTATTAGCTCTTGCAGCCCAAACCGACTTTGTCCGAAATGCTTTACACGGACTGGGTTAGCTGGCTGAGTAACTATTCTTTAGCAGAGATAGTTACACTTGTGAAGTTGATCCTTATGATCGCATCAAGAATTGCCGAAATACTCTTGCTTTTTTTAATTAGCGTGTAGTACCCAGGCATGGCTAGGAGGAATCTTTGTGAAAAGAACCCAGAATAGCCTATCTCATAACGAGAAAAACTGTAGTGAGGATAGCAAGGTAAGAGATTTTAACTCAGCTGTATTGCCTGAGATCTTACCGTACTTAGAATGCATTCTTACTGATGGTTATAACCTTTTAAAGGAGTATGGTTTTACTGACTACACCCGTGATATGGAAAGCCTTCGCAGGCGATACACGTCACAAGGAGTTGGTTTTATCCAAAGATCGCTACCAGGCCTTTTTGACAGTTTAACCCGTCATCTTGAGACTGGTGTATCAGACTACCCCGAGTTTTGTTTACAAAGGGGCACGAGCCACCCGCGCTTCTTGCGCAAGCTTTTCGTTCTGATATTTAGCGACCATGCTTCTATACGAGTACAAGCACTAGCTTTTCAAATCATTTATCAGCTATGTGCGGCCTTTAAAAAACTCGAAGGCCCTTACTCGCAAAATGTACTCCGCAAAGAGCTCGCGGATTTTGTTAAAACTGATGAATCATTAGGTAAGCTGAATTTCCGCGAACCTAATGTTGCAATCATTTTGAAGCACGCCCAAGCCGTTGTAGGACAACTCTTTAGCAATTATAAGGGTGATGATCCTCATGAATTACCATGCCCAGGCTCGGGTGCCACCTGTGTTCCGGTGGGGAAAGATTTGCGCTATCGACCGCACTTCTTGTACAGTCAGTTACACGACGTCTACGATCATGATATTTGGTTTAACACCTTTTATCAATATATTTTCGGAGGCGACGAAGTCGAATATGCCCAGCGGCTCCAAGAGTTAATGGAGTTCGCGACATACCCCACGTCCCGGTTTAAGTATATATTCAAAAAACTGGGAAAACCACGTGGTATATGCATCGAGGAAAATGAAGCTCAATTTTTCCAGCAATGCCTTAGAAGATTTTTATATTGGTTCATAGAAAGTCACCCCCGGACTAAGGGGCGAGTGAACTTTACGGATCAAAGCATCAATCAATGGCTTGCCTTGAGTAGTTCTCTAGACCGTATGTATGCTACCATAGATATGTCGGAAGCATCAGACAGAGTAGATAGGGAATTAACCCTTATTATCTTTTTATTAACCAATCTGTTTGACAAGCTTGAAGCTGTTTCTACTAAAATGATTCAGCTACCAGTCGGTCTGGGACAAACGCCTATCCTAAAAGCGAATAAATTTGCGCCTATGGGGTCTGGTGTTTGTTTTCCTATTATGAGCATTGTTCACTGGTCCCTTATCGTTGGGATTATAGCGTGCTCTTCGCTGCCAAATGCGTCACTCTTGTGTAAAGAGGTATTTGTTTATGGTGATGATATTATTGTCCCTAAGCAATGTGCTGAATTGGTATATAAGTATTTACCCAAATTCGGCATGAAAATCAACGTAGAGAAATCCTACGTAAATTCGTACTTCAGAGAGTCATGCGGATGTCATGCCTACAAAGGCATAGATATCACCCCCACCTTCTTTAAGAAGTTAATCTCAAACACCACCCAGTCGAGTGATTCTACTACACTCATCTCTTTAATTAGTAAAGAGTATAGGCTCGTTAAAAACGGGTTTAATACAACTGCTAAGTATCTGAGACGTACCGTCCATAGACTATATGGAGATCTGCCAATAGTAAACGTTGACAGTGATATTGTCGGTTGGAAAACTGACGAATACGTGCCACCAGAGAAGCTTATGCCCTTTTGTAAAGGGGTTAAAGTGGATAGAGAGGATCCGCAACAACGCTTGTATAAATTTAGGATTGCGCGGGCTGCTACTACAGAGCTGCCAGTCCTCGATGAAGGCAGGGGTTATTTCCGTAAAGCTACAACGCTTACGGAGGATTCACGTACTGTGATGGGAGAACCAGAGGACCTGAGGGTCTTTTGGTCATGGGTACCAGAGCCAACACTATCGTCGGATAACGGCAGAATTGCCGAAGAGTTCACACGGAAAACCGTAGAGGTCTACCGAGATTCGCGATTTGCGCAGTTGCGCAACTATGCGGTGGGCACTATTGCCCTGAGCTATTCACCGATGAAAATGTAACAGCTGGTTGGGGAGAGTCTGC